AGTTAGTGCTACAAATCCGTTTAATGCTTCAGGTCGTATTACATGGTCAGAATCACAAGCATAATAATTATTAGGAATATTAATGGCAGAGTCTAGAAATAAAAAATTAATGAGGTCGTTGAGAAACTCGTTTCTCGACAATCAAATAGAAGAAGATGGTGATTTAGTACCTAATATTATTTTAGATACAACACCTCAACTTGGTGGTAATCTAGACTTAAATGGTTTTAATATTACTGGTTCAGGTGCTATTGATATTACTGGTGCAATTAATCCAGTATATGCACAATTTGTTTATACTGCAACTGCAAATCAATCTACATTTTCTGGTGCTGATGATAATAATGCAACATTAGCTTATGTTGCTCAAAAAGTTTTAGTTTTTCAAAATGGTGTTTTACTTGCAGATACAGATGACTATACTGCAACAAACGGAACATCTATTCAATTACAATCAGGTGCATTAGTAAACGATACAATTCAAATTGTTGCATTATCTAGTTCTGGTGGTGGAGGTGGTGGTTCTGTTGATTTAAGTGCAGTTGCACAAGACATTATACCAGATGCAGATAATACTTACGATTTAGGTTCTTCATCAAAACAATGGGCAGAATTACATTTAGCAGGTGGAACATTCTTTCTTGGTGGTGCTCGTATGCAAACAGACCCAACAACTGGTGCGATTGCATTTATTCCTAAAGCAACTGCAAGTGTACCAAATCCAAAAGGAATTGTTTTATCACAAGATGGTAAATTAAAACCAGTAGACACTACTGGTGGTTCAGTTTCTAGTTCAGATTTTCAAGATGCAGCTAATAGTGATAATTCAACACCATCAACTGCATCATATACAAACGCAAGTGATTTACCTTTAACTGGTGTTACTGCTGGAACAACTGCATTTGTTTCTGCAACAAATAGATTATATCTATTTACTGGAACTGGTTGGTATAACATTGCACTTGTAAATAACAGTCCAACAATTACAACAGGTTCACCTGCTACTGTTACATTAAACACAAATGGTACTGCAACAGTATTAACTTTAGTTGCAACAGACCCTGAAGAAGTTCCAATCACTTGGAGTTATGCAGTTACAGGTGGCAGTTTAACAAATGGTGGTGGTGCAACTGCAACAGTTACTCAATCAAACAATGTATTTACAATAACACCAACAACTACTGAAGCTTATGCAGGAACATTTTCATTAACATTTAGTGCAAGTGATGGTGTTAACACAGCAACATCAACTGGTGTATTTACTTTAGCATTTGCATTTACTGACACAAACTTTGCAAGTGTTGTTGCATTTTATGATGGTAGTGGTGTTGCTGGTACGCATAGTAGTGCATCATTTACAGATAATAGTTCTAACAATTTTACTGTAACTTCAACTGGTACAACTAAACAAATATCGACAAGTCCATATTATCTTCCAACTGGTTATCGTTCTGTATATTTTGACGGTAGTAATGATGATATAAGATATACATCTTCAGGAGTTATACCTCAACCTATGGAATGGTTAGATGGTGCAAGTGATTATGGTACTTACGAATTATTTGTTAAATTAGATGGTACTCAAATAACACCATCACAAACATATACTCCGGCCTCTTTTGGTTGTATTGGTGGTACATACATAAACTTTGGTGTTACAAACACAGGTGCATTAAGATATTATTGGTGGACTGGTGGTTCAAATTATGTAGATTCTACAACTACATTATCACCAAACACATGGAATCATATTGCACTAGTAAGAGATTCTACAACTATAAAATTTTATATAAATGGTTCATTAGATGCTACAACACAAACTAATTATGCTGGCGTTTCGTGGGCAACTGGTGCTACTGGTGAAGTTCTTTACATAGGTAGAGGTCATGCTTCAGCAGATGCTGATGGTATGTTTAAAGGTCATATTTCAAATTTAAGAAGTAGTGATATTGCAAGATATAGTGGTTCTTCATATACAGTTCCAACATCACCATTTACTTCAGATGCAAATACATTATTATTAACTTGTAATGATTTAATAATTGCAGACAAAAGTAGCAACGCATATTCATTAACATTAAATGATATACCAAAAGTAAGAAGTTATTATCCTGATGATATAACAGGAATGACTACTGAATATCAACCTAGTTCGCAAGGTGGTTCTGCATATTTTGCCAATAGTGGTACTCAATATTTGACTGTGGGTAGTGCAGGAGATTTTGCTACTGGAACTGGTGAATTTTGTTTTGAGATTTGGTTTAAACAAGATGTGGCATTTGCAGACTATAAAGACATCTGGAGTACATATGATGGTTCTAATGGTAATTTTGTACACACACGATCAAATCAAACTGTTATTTGGGGATCAGAAGGTACAATTCGTATCACCAGTAATGATCTAATAAAACTTAATACTTGGTATCATTTAGCAATAGTTAGAGATTCAGGTGGTGTCATTAAAATGTATCTTAATGGAAAAGCTCAAACTCAAACTTATACTCGTTCTACTGATATACCACACACAACCAATCCATTGACATTGGGTTATCTTGCTGGATTTACCAGACCTTGGGGTGGTTATTTATCAGACTTTAGATTTGTCAAAGGATCAGCAGTTTACACATCAGACTTTACACCACCAACTACACCATTGTCTGCTATCACTAATACTGAATGTTTATTAAAATTTGGTGGTTATCCTTTATTTGAAAGAACAGGAAAAGAGTATCTTACTACTTTCAATGGTAATTCAGAAATTACTGATGCAAATTATGTACATTTAAGATATGCTTCTTTTTATGATGGTAGTGGTGATTATCATACAATATCAAGTAACTCTAATCGTGCAATAGCTACTAATCAAGACTTTACTATAGAAACATGGATAAAAGTAAATGCGTTTACACAATATGGTCATTTTGCAACAACTTATAATAATGTTGGTGATGATGAAGATTATTTCTTCAGATTAAATAATACTGCACAATCATGGCAATTTCAATTAGGTTCTCAAAATTCTATAGCAGTAAATTCATCAACAAATTTAATTCAACATAAATGGCATCATCTTGCAGTTACAAGAAGTAGTGGAACAGTTTATTTGTGGCAAGATGGTGTTCAAGTTGGTTCTGCTTCTGATACACAAGCATTAAATGATAATACAGTATATCTTGGACAAGCAATCAACGGTTATCCTTTAAATGCATATATGTCAGATTTTAGAGTTGTTGTAGGAACAGCAGTTTATACATCTGCATTTACACCACCAACTTTAGCATTAACTGCTATAAGTGGTACTCAAATGTTAATAACAAGTTCTGCATCTACTGTTGCAGATGCAAGTTCAAATGCAGCTACTGTAACTGCTAATGGTACTGTAAGTTTAACAAAAGAAGTTGACCATCATACAAACATGACATTCCCTGATGATGTTACTGGAACTTTAAAATTTAGAGGTGATACCGATTATATAACTGTTACAAATCATGAAGCGATGAATTTAAGAGATCAAGATTTTACTATTGATTTCTGGTTCAAACGAGATGCAGTTAATAGTGGAACATATGGTGATACATTTATTTGTAATGTTACTGGTACTGGTGCAATTGCACTTGCAATCAATCCATCAGGTTATACAGGTGTATCTTATAGAAATACAGTTAGTGGAAGTTGGACAAAAGTAGGAACAGACCCAGGCGATACATACGGTAGTGTTCAAGTTGGTTTAAATAAATGGACACATTATGCAGTTGTAAGAACAGGAACAACTGGTTATCAATTTGTCAATGGTGTTCTCGCAGAAACATTTACATTTACTGGAACTATAACTGATTGGAATGGTGGTATGCACTTTAGTCATTGGCATGATGGTTATACTAGAGGCCTTATTGGAGAAATCTTTGGATTTAGAATAACAACAGGTGTTGCAAGATATACTTCAGCGTTTAGTGTTCCAACAGAACCGCCTGGAAGAAGGAATTAATAAATGGCAGAAACAAGAAATAAAAATATAGTAAAAGCTATAAGTAATGCATTAGTTCTAGGAGAGATAGACACTACTGGTAATATTGCTGGTGGTGATTTAGATGCAGATACAACACCTCAACTTGGTGGTAATCTAGATATTAATGGTAACGATATTATTTCTCTTGCTGGTGCGAACATTGATATCTTACCACATACTTCAGGTAAGATAAATTTAGATGGTGATGGAAGTACAAGTGGTGTTAGTGTAACAGATGGTCTTATTGAAATGCGAACATCTACTGGTAGTGTTGCGGCTATTGATATGTATTGTGAAGTTAGTAATGCACACAAAGTTACAATTAAACCACCACCTCATGCAGATTATAGTGGTAATGTAACTTTTCAACTTCCATCAAGTAATGGTACTAGTGGTTATCTTTTACAAACAGATGGTAATGGTGTAACAAGTTGGGCAGCTGCTGGTGTTACTGGATTTGATTCTGCCGATAATACATCATCACCTAACAATACTATAAATGCAGCTTCTCTTACAGTAAATTCATCATCAACAGATGCAGATTTTGTTATTGAACCAAAAGGTGCTGGTGCGATTTTATCTCACATACCTGGCGGTGATGCCGCTACTGGTAATAAACGAGGTGCATTTGCAATAGATTTACAACTCAATAGAACAGATGGTACTCCTGCGGCTGGAAATGTTCCATCAGCATATGGTGCTACTATTATTGCTGGTTATGATAATAAAATAGCTGCTAGTGGTTCTGGAACAGACAATTCTAATAGTGCAACTGTTAGTAGAGGTGCAATAATCGCTTCTACTGGTAGTACAGTTACAAGTGCTTCATCAGGTACTCAATATCAAATAAAAGAAGCTATAATAATTGGTTCAAAAGATAGTAGTCTTACATCAACTGGTGCAACATCTTATCAATCTATAATAGCAGGTGGTTCAGTTCATACAATTAACGGTCACGATAGAGGTGGAATTTTCTCTGGTAGACAAAACACTCTAGGTAATGGTGATTATAGTACCATAGTAGGTGGTTATTTACACAATGTTAATGGTAGTTATAATAACGCCACAGCTGGTTATGACCATCAAATAGATTCTACAGCCATTTACTCATCCATAAATGCTGGTTATTTCAATGAAATAGAAGGTGATTATACTTTCATAGGTGGTGGATATTCTCACTTTATTGATGACGGTTGTCAATATGGTGCAATAGTTGGTGGTTATAATCATACTTTAGACGGCGATTATGCTGGAATGTTTGCTGGTAGAGATAACGCTATGACATCTACTAATTCTCAATATAGTGTAATATTAGGTGGTTATGCATTATCAATAGCAGGAAATTATTCAGCTATACTTTCTGGTGTTTTAAGTGAAGTTACTGGTAATCAAGCAGCAATTGTTGGTGGTTATGACAATCATGTTTCTGACCATTACTCTGTTGTTATTGGTGGTAGAGATAACGATATAGATGGCCAAGGTTCTGTTGCTCTTGGTGGACATCATGGTTATGATCATGGAAAAAATGCTAGTGTTATAATGCCTGCTGGTATTTTTGATAATTCTTGGGATGATGGTGAAGCACAACAAAAATACAATACTGTAGCACATGAAACAACTGATGCAACACAAACTGCATTAAATACTCACGCTGGTGATCTTACCGTTGGCAGTTCTTATTTTGCAGGTTCTTTAAATTCAAACGGCGCTTCTTTATTCAAAATAACTCTTATTGCAAATGTAACAGGTGGTGGTGATACAAAAGCATGGACATTTGAAGGTGTTTTTAAAAAAGGTTCTTTAGCTTCTTCTGTTGCATTTGTAGGAACACCTGTAAAAAATGTCATAGCATCAGATACAGGTGCATCATCTTGGGATGCTGATGTTCAAGTAAATACTACTTATGGTGGTGTAGAAGTGGCTTGCACAGGTGCGGCTTCGACAACAATTCGTTGGGTTGCTCAAATATCACAGACACAAGTTGCATTTTAATTAAAAGGAAAATAAATAATGGCAATACAATTAAACTTAACAGCAGAAAATACTAAATTAAATGTTCCATTGAATTCAGTATATGCAAGAATATCTAGTTTAAGAGGAAACAAAACAACATTTGAGTACAATGTTCAAGTGTTTATAAATGAAACATCAGCAAATCCAGGCGAGGGTTTAAGAACCTCAAGACCAATTAGAGTTGATAGTTTTAGTTTTCCAATAACAGATATTGACAATACAAATATAATGGAATTTTGTTATAATCATTTGAAAACGCAAACTTTATACACAGAGGGAGTTGATGTGTAATGACTATTCATTTAAAACATCAAAATGCAGGAGATGTAATTTTACAAACTGATGCAGATGGTAATTTACAGATAAATCCAGATAATACAAATGGAATAGGATCAGTAATTAGTTCAGGTGTATTGTATGAACACGCACACACAATTAGTTCAGCATATTCAATATCAAGTGGAAATAATGCAATGAGTGCTGGGCCTATCACGGTTGCAACAGGCGGTAGTGTTACAGTACCCACAGGCTCTGCATGGACAGTAGTGTAATATTATAAATAGAATTAAAAGGAAAAATTAAATGGCTACTCCAAACACAAGAGATACATTTAAAGAATATTGTTTAAGAGCATTAGGGAAACCTGTAATTGAAATAAATGTAGACCCAGATCAGATAGACGATAGAATAGACGAAGCGTTACAATACTTTGCACAATATCACTATGATGGTATTGAGAGAATGTATCTTAAATATCAAATAACATCTGCTGACATTACACGAGCTCGTTCTAATAACAACTTAACTCAAGTTACTGATGTTGATAGTTCAACAACTGCAACATGGAAAGAAGCAAAGAATTATATACCTATTCCATCAGCAGTTATGTCTGTTGTAAAAGTTTTTCCTTTTACAGATAAAGGTATGCAAAACTTATTTGATGTTAGATATCAATTAAGATTAAATGATTTATATGACTTCAGTTCGACATCTGTTTTACACTATCAGATGACAATGCAACATTTAGATTTTTTAGACCATATTCTAGTAGGTGAAATACCAATAAGACATAATCAACATCAAAATAGATTATATCTTGACATGGACTGGCAGACAGTATCTGCTGATGAATATATTGTAATAGAATGTTATAGAAATTTAGACCCTGCTACATACACAGATGTATGGAATGATATTTTCTTAAAGAAGTATGCAACTCAATTAATTAAAAAACAATGGGGTGCAAACTTATCTAAATTCCAAGGTGTGCAAATGTTAGGTGGTGTTGTTCTGAACGGTGAACAGATTTATACTCAAGCTCAAGAAGAATTAAATAAACTAGAAGAACAAATGCAACTCGCATATGAGTTACCACCAATGCACATGATTGGATAATTAAATGCCTACTAATGTATATTTCGACACAGGTACAAAACCAGAACAAGCACTCTATGAAGATTTAATCATAGAACAGCTTCGTATCTATGGGCAAGATGTTTACTATATTCCTAGAAACATGAATAGTGAAGATAAAGTATTTGGTGAAGATGAATCATCTTCATTTGATGACGCATACCTGATTGAAATGTATATGGAAAATGTAGATGGTTATGAGGGAGAGAAAGAATTAATGTCTAAATTTGGTTTAGACATAAAAGATGATGCAACATTTGTTGTTGCAAGAAGAAGATGGGAACAATTCGTTTCAGTTGATAATAATTTAATTGTATCTTCAAGACCAAACGAAGGTGATTTAATTTATTTTCCAAAAGCCTCAAAGATGTTTGAGATTACTTTTGTAGACCATGATGACCCATTTTACCAAGTACATAACTTACCAACATATAAATTAAAGTGTAAGACATTTGAGTATGGTTCTGAACAGATTGATACTGGTATTGCAGAAGTTGATGCAATAGAAACTGATAATAGTTTAGATCAACTTGCACATCAAGTAACATTAGAACAAACAACATTTACTGAAGAATTTAGATTAGAAAGTGGAGAAGGTTTACTTGTATTAGATGGAACAAATCCAATAGGTGCAGATACTGGTGATAATTTAATTACAGAAACACAAACACATAATGGTTCTTTATTATTAGAAAATCCAGTAGAAGGTGCAGACGCATCATATATAATATTAGAATCTTATGTTCTTGATTCGATAGATGAAAGAGCACAAAATGATTTATATTCAACATTAGATGATAATGTTTTAGATTTTTCTGAAACAAACCCATTTGGAGATGCAGGGATAGATTGATATGATAGGACAATATTTTTATAACGAAGCGACAAGAAATGTAGTAGTTGCATTTGGAACGCTTTTTAACAGAGTACAGATTGCAAAGAAAGATAGTTCTGGTAATGTAACACAGACTATGAAAGTTCCATTAGCATATGGGCCTAAACAAAAATGGTTATCAAGACTACAGGAAGACCCAAACTTAAATAAAAAAGTTGCAGTAACATTACCAAGATTAGGTTTTGAAATATCTGGTATTGAATATGATACTGCAAGAAAATTAAATAAAATAATCAAAGTTAAGAAAAAAGTTGATGGTGTTGATTATGACCAATTAAAGTCAGGATTTATGCCTGTTCCTTATAATATCAATTTTGAATTATATGTAATGGCAAAACAATCTGATGATGCACTACAAATCGTAGAACAAATACTACCATATTTTCAACCAGAATATACTGTAACAATGAGAGAAGTTCCAGAGTTAGATATTATCAGAGATGTTCCTATTGTATTAAACAGTATCAACTATGAAGATAATTACGAGGGTGAATTTACAAGTAGAAGAGCTATAATTTATACAATGAGTTTTACTGCAAAGTATTTCCTATACGGCCCAATCACTTCTACAAATGTTATTCGTAGTGTTCAAGTTGACCAGTATACAGATATGCCAGTTAATACACCAAAAAGAGAACAGAGATATACAGTTGAACCAGACCCAACAAATGTTTCACCTGCTGTGTTTGATCCTAATGATGATGATAACTTTGGATTTAATGAAACTGCATCATTCTTTGAAGATGCAAAAACATACAATCCAGTAACTGACGAAGATGAGTAAGTCAACTGAAGTCCTAGACGGAGTATTAGGTATAACTGATGTTGTAGATAATGCAATGTCTACTACTACAAAAGAAGTAGTAAAGAAACCAGTTATTGTGAAAACAAATGATGATGACATTGACAATGATTATAAGTATCAAAGAGAAAACTTTTATAATTTAGTTGAAAGAGGTCAAGACGCAATAGATGGTATTTTAGAGCTCGCAAGAGAATCTGAACACCCAAGAACATATGAGGTTGCAGGTAACTTAATAAAACAAGTTGCAGAAGTAACAGAGAAACTTGGTGATTTACAAGAGAAGATGAAAAAACTGAAAGATGTTCCTAGTAATGCACCAAAGAATGTAACTAATGCACTTTTTGTAGGTTCTACTGCTGAATTACAAAAATTACTAAAAGGAAAGAAATAAATGTCAACAACCATTACAAGTACATCAATAAATGTTAATAATGCTACTGACCCATCATCACCCTCTACTGGTGATTCATACTACAATACCACAACAAATGATTGGAAATTTTACAATGGAACTTCTTGGATACCTTTAGAAGAAGGTGCTGTACAACAATATCCAATAGAACATCTAGGAAATTGGGAAAATAAATCACCATCACAAGGTTGGTACTGGATAAAACCGCCAGGTGCGAGTGAAGCTTTTTTCTGCGAGTATAGTGGTGGTGATTATAAGTCTACTGGTTATGGTTTTTGGAGATGGTGGAGATGTAATGATGACTATCATTCAATTTTAAATCATCATTATAATAAAGGATATCAATGGAATGTTTTGATGGTAGAAAAAGAAAATACTGGTACATGGCAAACAGCAGGTTTTAATACCAATCAAACTTTTAATCAAAGAAATAGCACCGCCGTATCTACATCAGGTACAAGGACTGGATATAGAGTCTACTTTGGGTATGCTGGAGGTCATGGAATATATAATACAGGTCAAAGCGTTTGTAATTGGGGTAGTTCTTCTGGTGGTTTAGGTTCAGGGTTTAATGGAAGCAATTGTGGTTCATTTCCAGATAATTTATACATGGGTACTGGTGGTGGTTCTAATACCTATGGTAGTAGAGGAGGTGTATGGTCTTTTTGGTTTAGGTGGTTAGACACATGAGTTATATTTGGCAAAATCCTAATTTTGCACGACCACATAAGTATGATGATTATATTGATTGGTTAAATGCAGAAGATCGTACGGCATATTTAGCCGCTAAAGAAGCTACTATGGATGCAGATTATTTTATTCTATGGAAACAAGATTTAGTAAAACAATGTCAATTGAAAAGATTTGAAGAATACCCATCTATAGAAGAACAAATGGAAATGCAGTTTAATGATAAAGTAAATTCTACTACTACATGGGATAATGCAATTAATATGGTTAAAACTAATAACCCAAAACCAATTATTGATTAAAATGAATATATTATGCAAAATATTGACCATTATCTCGGTAATCCCCTACTAAAGAAAGCAAATGTTTCTGTCGAATGGACAGAAGAACAAATTGTTGAATTTAAAAAGTGTATGGAAAATCCTTTACACTTTATTGAAAATTACATAAAGATTGTATCACTAGACCACGGTTTAGTTCCATTTGATATGTTTCAATTTCAAAAAGAAATGGTTGATACAATTCACAACAATCGTTTCACAATCTGCAAACTACCTCGACAGTCAGGTAAATCTACAACATTAGTATCTTACATATTACATTATGTTGTTTTCAATGCAAACATGAATGTAGCGATACTTGCAAACAAAGCCTCTACTGCAAGAGATATTCTTTCTCGATTACAACTTGCATATGAAAATTTACCAAAATGGTTACAACAAGGTGTAATGTCATGGAATAAAGGTTCATTAGAATTAGAAAATGGTTCTAGGGTAGTTGCATCATCTACATCATCAAGTGCAGTTCGTGGTGGTTCATACAACATGATATTTTTAGATGAGTTCGCATTTGTTCCTAATAATGTTGCAGAAGATTTCTTTTCATCTGTATATCCTACAATATCATCTGGTAAATCTACAAAAGTTATTATTGTGTCAACACCTAATGGTATGAATCTGTATTACAAACTATGGACTGATGCAGAAAACAAAAGAAACTCTTATAACATTATTGATGTACATTGGAGTGAAGTGCCAGGCAGAGATGAGAAGTGGAAACAAGAAACTATTGCAAATACATCTGAAGAACAATTCAAAAGAGAGTTTGAATGTGAGTTTTTAGGTTCTACAAACACATTAGTTGCACCACACAAGATTAAATCAATGTCATATGCAGAACCATTAACAAAAAATGCAGGTCTTTCTATTTACAAACAAAAAGTAAATGGTCATCAATATGTTTTAGTGGCTGATGTTGCAAGAGGTATTCAAAACGATTATTCTGCATTTGTTGTATTTGATGTTACACAAATACCATATACAATTGTTGCAACATATAGAAACAATGAGATAAAACCTTTACTATTTCCTAATATTATCAAACAAGTTGCAACAAACTATAATCTTGCACATATTTTAGTTGAAATCAATGATATAGGTGACCAAGTTGCAAATGCATTACAATTTGATTTAGAATATGAAAATATGATAATGTCATCTATGAGAGGTCGTGCAGGTCAAATGGTAGGTGCAGGTTTCTCTGGTGGTCGTTCACAATTAGGTGTCAGAACAACAAAAGCAGTCAAAAAGATGGGTTGTTCTAATTTAAAACAGATTGTAGAAACTGACAAACTTATCATACAAGATTATAATTTAATCAATGAATTTTCTACATTTTCATTAAAAGGTCAATCTTACGAGGCTGAAGAAGGTCATACAGATGATTTAATTATGTGTTGTGTATTATTCTCATGGTTAGCACAACAAACATACTTTAAAGAGTTAACTGATGATGATATTCGTGCAAGAATGTATGCAGAACAACAAAATCAATTAGAACAAGACATGGCACCTTTTGGATTTGTTGATGATGGTTTAGATAACTATGGTGAAAAGATGACTGATGAATATGGAACAGTATGGTCACCAGTTATAAGAACGCATGATTCAGATTGGTAAATCTTCAATAATCTCATTCTCTAACTTTAAATAACAATTTGCACAAACAATTTTAGATGTTTTCATAAGTTTTAGAATATCTCTCCTAGCTTCTTCATTTAAACCTTTCTTTCGTGTCGTTCTTCTAATTTCTTTCTCATGTGGGTGAAATTGTAAACACGCATTTTCAGATTCACCACAGTATGTACAAAACTTATCAGACAAATATTCATTTACCCAAATCGTTCTTTTTCTGTAGTTTCTTTTGAAAACTCTTTTGATTGTTTCTTTATATTTTTCGTAATGACTTGACATAAAGATATTTATATGTCAGTTGTTCTATAAAAATGTGTTTTTAAGATAGTCTTTTTTATAAATATAATTAAATGAAAAAATTGAAATTTATATTATATAATCCATAAGGAGAAACAGAGATGGCATTTCAAGTATCCCCTGGCGTTCTCGTAAAAGAGATTGATTTAACGAATGTTGTTCCTGCTGTTGCTACATCAATCGGTGCAATTGCTGCTGGATTCCCAAAAGGGCCAGTAGAAGAAATTGTTCCAATTGGTTCAGAGGAAGAACTCGTTCAAATTTTTGGTAAACCTAATTCAGATAATTTTGAAACATTTTTTACCGCCGCCAATTTTTTACAATACGGCAACGCTTTGCGTGTTGTTCGTGCAGATACAGCCGCTGTTAATGCTACAGCAGACGGTGTTGGTCTAAAAATTAAAAATGATGATGATTACGAAAATAATTACGAAGATGGTTCTGGTTCTAGTGGCGAATGGGCTGCAAGATTCCCAGGCACTTGGGGTAATGCGTTAGGTGTATCAATATGTTCAAATGCAACTGCATACGAACAAACAACAACTGCACTTGTTGATCAAGCAGATGTTGCCGCTGGTGATACAACTATTACAGTAGATGATGGAGCTGAATTTAATGTTGGTGACATTGTTTACTTTCAAGAAACTACTGGACAACAGTATGAAATTACTGCAATCGCAGTAAACGATTTAACTGTTAGACAATTAGACAATGCAAACGGTGGTGGTTTAAAATCTGCAATTGCAGATAATACTGCTATTCGCAGAAGATGGAGATATTACGATTTATTTGATGGTGCTCCAGGCACATCACAATATGCAACTGATAGAGGTCTTTTATCTGATGAGATGCATGTTGTTGTTTTTGATTACACAGGTGGTATTACTGGATTTGATACAGATTTAGCTGGTCAAAGAACAAACGCAGTATTAGAAACATTCCCATTTGTATCACAAGCATTAAGTAGTAAAACACCTCAAGGTGGAACAAACTTCTATAAAAATGTAGTAAATGTTGGTTCTAGTTATGTTAGATGGATGGATCATGATGCATCACTAACAAATGCAGGAACAGATCCAGCAGGTGGAACTACATTTGCATCAACTGCTGGTAAAGCAGGTGTCTTAACAGACACTCTTGGTGGTGGAACAGATGACACACCTTCAATCGGTGAGTTAGAACTTGCATATGACAAATTTGCAGATGTTGATACAGTAGATGTAAATTTAGTTATGGCAGGTACTTCACCAGCATCAACTGATGGTGTTACACACGCAACAATGATTATTGATTTATGTGAATCAAGAAAAGATTGTGTTGGTTTCATCTCTCCTCGTAGAGAAGATGTTGTTGGTGTAACTACTGGATTTGCACAGACTGGTAATGTCAAAGGATTCTTTGATTCATTATCAAGTTCCTCTTATGCAGTATTCGATTCTGGTTACAAGTATATGTACGACAAATACAATGATGTTTACAGATATGTACCATTGAATGGTGATATTGCAGGACTAGCCGCAAATACAGATAATGTTGCAGACCCTTGGTTCTCGCCTGGTGGTTACAACAGAGGTCAGATTCGTGGTGCAGTTAAACTTGCATACAATCCTACTAAATCAGAAAGAGATATACTTTATCCTGCAAGAATTAACCCAGTTGTTACATTCCCAGGCCAAGGTACAGTCTTATTTGGTGATAAAACTGCTCTTGCAAAACCAAGTGCATTTGATAGAATCAATGTTAGAAGATTATTCTTGGTTCTTGAAAAAGCAATTGCAACTGCGGCTAAATATCAACTCTTTGAGTTTAATGATGTATTCTCAAGAGCACAATTTAGAAATTTGGTAGAACCTTTCTTGAGAGATGTTCAAGGTCGTAGAGGTATTACAGACTTTTCTGTTGTCTGTGACGAAACAAATAATACAGGAGAAGTAATTGATAGAAATGAGTTTGTTGCAGATATATTCATCAAACCTGCTCGTTCAATTAACTTTATAACATTAAACTTTATCGCTGTGAGAACTGGTGTTTCATTTAGCGAAGTTGGCGGTTAATAGGGAGATAAAAAATGGCAAGTATTGACGATTTTAAATCTAACCTAATCGGTGGTGGCGCTAGAGCTAATCAGTATAGAGTGATAATGACAACGCCTGGTGCAATTGCAACAGGTCTTGATTCTAATAGAACTCAATTTTTAGTAAAAGCGACTTCATTGCCTGGTCAAACTATTCCTGAAATTACTGTAAATTTCAGAGGTAGACAGTTGTTTATTGCTGGTGATAGGACATTTGAAACATGGACTACTACTGTACTAAACGATACTGACTTTATGGTTAGAAACGCAATAGAAAGATGGATGTCTGGAATTAACGATTTAGAAACTAATGTTGGTCTTAATAATGTTGCAGACTATACTGCTCAAGTAACAGTTGAACAGTTAGACAGAGATGACAACTTATTGAAATCATATGTGTTAACAAATTGTTGGCCTACAATTCTAGCACCTATCGAGTTATCATATGATACAGTTAGTGATATTGAAACTTTTGATGTAACATGGAGATACACATCATTCTCTGCAAGTAGTGTCTAATTCAAGTATACTAAATAAGTAGAAAGAATAGGAGAATTATAGAATGGCAGAGTTATTCGGTTTCAGAATTACTAGGGCGAAAAATGACAAACAGACAAGTGGTGTAGCACAGAGTGTTGCACCACCTTCTGCTGATGATGGAACAATAGATATCGCAGGTGGTGGTTTTTATTCTTCAGTTTTATCGACTGACGGTCGAGATGCAACTGAACTAGACCTCATTAGAAGATATCGTGATATTGCACAACAAGCTGAATGTGATAGTGCAATAGAGGACATCACAAATGAAGCCATAGTATCTGATGAAAGAGGACAGTCAGTATCGTTATCGTTAGATAAATTCGATATTTCACAAACAATTAAACAAAAAATTCGTGAGGAATTTGACGAAGTTTTGCGTTTATTAGATTTTAATTCAAAAGGACATGACATCTTTAGAAGATGGTATGTTGATGGTAGATTATTTTATCATAAAATTATTGATGAAAAATCACCAAGAAAGGGTATTCAAGAAGTAAGATATATTGACCCTAGAAAAATAAAAAAAGTAAGAGAACAAATTGTTGACAAAGACAGAAGAACTGGTCTTGACTTAACAAAAAGAACACAAGAATATTATCTTTTTAATGCTTCAGGTAATGGTAAATCAACTTCACAAGGATTGAAGATATCACCTGATTCAGTTTCATATTGTCCATCTGGTTTGGTAGATATGCACAAAGGTACTGTTCTATCACATTTACACAAAGCAATCAAACCAGTCAATCAATTAAGAATGATTGAAGATTCTTTAGTTATCTATCGTATTTCAAGAGCTCCTGAAAGAAGAATTTTTTACATTGATGTTGGTAACTTACCAAAAATCAAAGCAGAAGCTTACCTTAAAGATGTAATGAATCGTTATAGAAACAAACTTGTTTATGATGCAAGTACAGGTGAGATTCGTGACGACAGAAATCATATGTCAATGTTAGAAGATTTCTGGTTGCCTCGTAGAGAGGGTGGTCGTGGTACAGAGATCACCACACTACCAGGCGGTTCTAATCTTGGTGAGATAGATGATATTAAATATTTTCAAAGAAAATTATATCGTTCATTAAATGTTCCAGTAACAAGACTTGCAGAAGAAACGGGATTTCAGATAGGTCGTTCTGATAACATAACAAGAGATGAATTGAAGTTTACAAAATTTGTTCAGAAACTTCGTAAGAAGTTTACAGTTTTGTTTACTGATATGTTAAAAACACAATTAGTGTTAAAAGGTATTATTGCAATTGATGAATGGCCAATGTTTAAAGAAAACATTCAGTTTGACTTTTTACAAGATGGTCATTTCACAGAACTCAAAAACGCAGAAGTTATGAGAGAAAGACTTGAAATGTTAAGTCAAATAGAACCTTATGTTGGACAGTATTTTTCTAAAGAGTATATTAAGAAAAATATTTTAAGAATGAATGACGAAGAAATAGAAGATATTAACAAACAAATTGAAAACGAATCTGAAGATGCTGGTGATGAAGAACCAGTAGATGACGAAAATTAAGGAGATAAATTATGAGTAATATTAAAGATTTTGTAGATTCACTATCTGATGGTGACAATGTTTCAGCAGAAACACATTTCAACTCTATTCTATCAAATAAAGTTGGTGATGCTCTTGCAGTTAAACGACAAGAGGTTTCACAGTCAATGATTAAGAATCATGTTCCAGAAACACCAGAGGAAGAAAGTAGTGATTAAATCGTTTGAAAATTTTAGAAAACAGTTGCCTGAAAAAGATGAACACAAGATGACGCAACAGTATAAGAAATTAACACCTAAAATGAAGAAGGCTGTTGATGAAATTTTTACAATTATGGATAAAAAGCCGTCAGATTTTATAAATACTTTTGAAAAAACAATAAAACAAGTTTCAAAAAAACATAATGTACCTGAAAAGAACATTATGAGTTATTTTGAAAAAGAGATGTTATCAATTTAAAGGAAATAACTATGAAATTAATCGCAGAACAAATCAATGATATAGAATATATTGTTGAAGAAAAAGACGGCGAAAAAGAAATGAAAATTAAAGGTATCTTTATGCAAGCAGACATTAAGAACAGAAATGGTCGTGTATATCCGATGGCTGTTTTGCAAAAAGAAGTAGATAGATACAATAAAGAATTTGTTGCTGAAGGTCGTGCCTTTGGTGAACTAGGACATCCTGACGGTCCTACTGTCAATCTTGACAGAGTTTCACATATGGTTACGAGTTTAGAGGCTGATGGAAAGAACTTCATTGGTGAGGCAAAATTGTTGTCCACTCCTATGGGGGAAATTGCGAAAGCACTTATTAAAGACGGTGGTAAACTTGGTGTTTCATCTAGAGGCATGGGTTCACTAGAATCTAGAAATGGTGCAAATTATGTGAAAAATGACTTTTATTTGGCAACTGCTGCCGATATCGTTGCAGACCCATCTGCACCAAAGGCCTTTGTAGAAGGTATTATGGAAGGAAAAGAATGGGTTTGGTCCAATGGTATTCTAAAAGAGGTAGAAGTCGAACAAATTAAGGAAGATATTGAAGCAGATGTGCGTAAAAAAACTTACAATTTTGAAGCGCTTGCGTTTGCAAAGTTCCTTAAAAAACTTTAAAATTATAAATATAATATGACAAAACAACAACCAAAGGAGAAATCCCAATGTCAGAAATAGATAAGACAATTGAGGAACTCGAGGCAGAAGTATCGCAAGAATTAGAAGAAGCACAAGCTGATGTTGCGAAAAAAGGCGCTGTCAAAGGTGAACCCTCAAAAAAGGTTGATGGAGAAGTTCAAGATTTAGGCCCTGCTGTTGACGAACCACAAGATAAAGATACTGGTTCTGCAAAAGCTGGAGACAAAGTCAAGAAAGCTGCTGATCCAAAAGCCAAAAAAATTGCTGCTGGTTACAAAATGAAAGCAGAAGTTAAAAAAGAAGATGTTGAGAAAGATGAGAAAGAGGAATCTACTCTTGATAGTCGTTTAGCATCTATTGATGTTTCTGAAGATGTTGATGCGTTAATGAATGGACAAGAATTGTCTGAAGAATTCAAAAACAAAGCAAAAACAATCTTTGAAGCTGCTGTAAAATCTAAAATTCGTTCAGAAGTTGAAAGAATTGAAGAAGAAAGCAAAAAAGAAACAGAAACTCAAATGGAATCTTTTAAATCCGATTTAACTGAAAAAGTTGATAACTATCTAAACTATGTTGTAGAACAATGGTTAAAAGATAATGAATTAGCTATCGAAAGAGGATTAAAGGGTGAAATTGCTGAAGATTTCATTACTGGTCTTAAAACTCTTTTTGAAGAGCATTATATTGATGTACCAAATGAGAAGTATGATGTTCTCGAATCACAATCTGAAAAGATTGACGAGTTAGAGAAGAAATTGAACGAACAAGTCGAGAAAAATGCCGAGTTAAACGGTAAAGTATCTGGAATGGTTCGTGATTCTTTAATCGCTGAAGTTTCTGCTGATTTAGTAGATACAGAAATCGAGAAGTTTAAAGAATTAGCAAAAGATGCTGAATTTACTACGGAAGAATCTTTTAAGGAAAAACTTGAAACATTGAAAGAAAGTTATTTCCCAAAGAAGAAAGTAGTTAGTGAATCTGTAGATTCTGAATCTGATTCATCAGAAGTAGAATCGAAAGAAGTTAGTGGTTCAATGGCAAGTTACTTGGCTGCAATCACTAAAACAAAAAAGTGATAAGTGTAAAAACTTAAAATTTAATAAATAATATTAACAAACTGTAAAAGGAGAAATACAAATGTTTCAAACTGAACATTTACAGGAAAAGTGGCAGCCAGTTTTAGAGCATAAAGATTTACCTGAAATCAAAGACTCTTATAGAAAAGCTGTAACCACAGTTATCCTAGAAAACCAAGAAAAAGCCCTTAAAGAAGATGCCGCATTTCTTTCAGAGGCTGCACCTACAAACTCAACTGGTGCTTCTATCGGAAATTGGGATCCAATCTTAATTTCTTTAGTTAGAAGATCAATGCCTAACTTAATTGCATATGATGTTTGTGGTGTACAACCTATGACAGGTCCAACAGGTCTTATCTTTGCAATGAGAGCTAAGTATTCATCACAAACTGGTACTGAAGCTTTCTACGCTGAGCCAGATAACGACTTTGCTGGTGGTAACACTCAAATGCAAGGTACTAACCCTGCTGTTCTTAATGATGACCCTGCTGGTACATATGTAACTGGTGTTGCAATGCAAACATCGGCTGCTGAAGCAAAAGGTGATTCTGCTACAAACGCTTTTGCACAAATGGCGTTCTCAATTGACAAGCAAACTGTTACTGCAAGATCAAGAGCTTTAAAAGCTGAGTACACAATGGAACTTGCTCAAGACTTAAAAGCAATTCACGGTCTAGACGCAGAAACAGAACTTGCTAACATTCTTTCTAGTGAGATTCTTGCTGAAATCAATAGAGAAGTTGTTAGAAACATCTACATTACTGCAAAAGAAGGTGCTGCTGTTGATACAACTACACAAGGTACATTCGATTTAGATGCAGATTCAAATGGTAGATGGTCTGTTGAGAAATTCAAAGGACTATTATTCCAAGTTGAAAGAGATGCAAATGTTGTTGCACAAGAAACTCGTAGAGGAAAAGGTAACATAGTTATCTGTTCTTCAGATGTTGCTTCTGCACTTTCAATGGCTGGTGTTCTTGACTATGCTCCTGCATTAAACACTAACTTAAATGTTGACGATACTGGTAATACTTTTGCTGGTACAATCAATGGTAAGTACAAAGTGTATATTGACCCATATTCTGCTAACGGTTCTGCTAATCAGTTCTTCGTTGTTGGATATAAGGGTTCTTCACCTTATGATGCAGGTATTTACTACTGCCCATATGTTCCATTGCAAATGGTTCGTGCAGTTGGTGAGAATACATTCCAACCAAAAATTGGTTTCAAAACAAGATACGGTCTTGCAATGAACCCATTCTCTCAAGGTAGTACAGCAATTACAGACGGAACAATGACTGCAAATGCTAATGTCTACTATCGTAGAGTAAAGGTTACTAATTTAGTATAATAGTAATTTTATAATAATAAAATAATATACCTCGCACTAAAGACCCACCCTAAAAAGTGGGTCTTTTTTTTTTGTGTATAAATAGTATCATAAAAGGAAAATACTATGGTAGATTTTAACCCACTTGCAAGACAACCATCAAATATAGACTATGCAAATAATACACAGTTTAGATTTGATATAATGAAATTACCCAATGTTCAGTATAATGTTATACGAGCAAATGTACCAGGCTTATCATTTGATGGTAATGCAGAATATACAACAAGATTTAAAAGAATACCTGCAATGGGTGAAGTTGTAAATTACGAAGATTTAAATCTTACTTTTATTGTACAAGAAAATTTTGCAAATTATATTGAAGTACATGATTGGATTATTGGTATAGGTTTTCCAAAAAGTACAACACAATTTGCAAACGCAATTGCATCTGGTGAAACTGGATTAAAACCAAACGCAGGTGGTGATGTTAGTAGAACAGACACAAGTTCAAAAGTTGCAAACATATCTGCATTAGAAAGTGATGCAACATTAACTATTTTGACAAATAAAAATAATCCAACTGTCAGAGTTAATTTTAAAAGTTTGTATCCATCTGCACTTACTGGTGTTGAGTATGATGTTCAATCTACAACAACTACACCATTAACAGCTACAGTAACTTTCAAATATTCAATTTATGAATTTGAAACTTTATAAATAATTATGAGCAGTTTAAGGTTGGCTTGAACATTTGACAACCTTTCAGTCTTTCAATAGATAATATAGAAACTGCAAGTTGCAAACCAAACTGCTCACTCTCTTTTTAAATTATGGAACTCACTATGACCCTCGAAGAATTGAAAATACAATCAGAAAAAGACATAACAATAGATGATATCGAATGTGATAAAGAAACCGTTCGTACTCATGCACTCAAAATAAAATACTTAAGACTATTCTCAAAATATAGATTACAAGAAAGAAAACATCATTTTGATTATCTAACTTTGAAAAAAGAAAAATGGGAATACTACGCTGGTAAAGCAAGTCCTGAAGTATATAGAGATAAACCATTCGACCACAAAATTCTTCGTGGTGATATTCCAATCTATCTAGAAGCCGATGAAGAATTAAATACTCTATTACAGAAAAAAGAATACTTTGAAACTTGTAAAGATTATTGTGAAGAAGTTTTGAAAACAATTAATAGTAGAAGTTTTGAAATTAAAAATATTATTAATTGGAGAAGATTCATGGAAGGTATGGATGAATAAAATTATAGACCAGTATTTGATTTATAAATTAGATGAAATGATGTTGCAGAATATTCGTGTAGTAGATTCAAAATTTATATCTGGAGAAGTTGGTAAAGCTGATAATACAAAAAATGAACAAACTGAAGTAAATTTAAAAAGTAGAGATTCAAAAATAAAATTTATTAAAGATAATGTAGTAAAACAAAATTTATTTTCTGTTATAAGTTTTTTAAATTTAGAAGCTAATTGGAAATATCATTTAACTATTCTAGAGGATTTACAATACACAGTTTATGATGTTGACCAATATTATAATTGGCATACAGATTCTAATTTTTTATCTACACCTACTACAAGAAAATTAAGTTTTTCTATTGGATTAAATGACCCAAATGAATATGAGGGTGGTGAACTTGATATAGAAATACATGGCCCTAATATAAAAGGTAAAAGGTTTGAAACTATTGTATTAGAAAAAAATGAAATGGTTTGTTTCAGGTCTAATTTGTGGCACAGAGTAAGACCAATAACAAAGGGTGTTAGAAAAAGTTTAGTTGGTTGGGTTCGTGGCCCACAGTTTATATGAAAATAGAAAAAATAAATGAAGTATACATGAGAGTTGATTGTGAGAGATCAACTGCAATGGCACTTTCAGATTATTTTACATTTGAAGTACCTGGCGCTCGTTTTATGCCAGCATATAGAAATAGAATTTGGGATGGTAAGATAAGATTATTTTCTGTAACAACAGGGGAACTTTATGTTGGTCTTTTATCTTACTTATTAAAATGGGCAAAAGAATATGGGGAAGAATATGAACTTGATGACAGTTTACAAATTAACAATGATTTATCTAAAGAAAATTTATCAAAATTTATTAAAAGTCTTAAAATTAAATCTCAAGGAAAAAGTATTACAGTTAGAGATTATCAGATTGACGCCATTGACTATGGTATCAGAAACAATCGTGCATTATTGCTTAGCCCTACTGCTAGTGGTAAATCGTTAATCATCTATTCATTAGTAAGATATTATAATTTATTATTAAGAGATGAAAACAAAAAAATACTAATACTTGTTCCAACAACATCACTAGTAGAACAAATGTATTCTGACTTTTTAGATTATGGTTGGTTAGAATATCATATGCAAAAGATTTATCAAGGACATGATAAGAAAGTAGAAAAAGATATTGTAATATCAACTTGGCAATCAATCTATAAAATGCCTAAAAAATACTTTGAACAATTTGGTTGTGTATTTGGTGATGAAGCTCATTTATTCAAAGCAAAATCTTTAACATCAATAATGACAAAGTTACATTTATGTAAATATCGTTTTGGTTTAACTGGAACTATTGATGGCACACAAACACATAGATTAGTATTAGAAGGATTATTTGGTTCTCTAAACAAAGTAGTTTCTACAAAAGAATTAATTGATAAGAAAACATTGTCTGATTTTAAAATAAGATGTTTAGTTTTATCGTATCCTGAAGAAGTTTGTAAACTTGTAAAAGATATGAAGTACCAAGATGAAATAGATTTTATTGTTACGAATACAAAACGAAATGAATTCATAAAAAATCTTGCATTTGTTTTACATAGAAATACTTTAATATTATTTCAGTTTGTAGAGAAACATGGTAAACAACTTTATGATTTAATTAAGAATGATACAAAGAGAAGAATATTTTTTGTTTATGGTGGAACTGATACACAGACAAGAGAACAGATTAGAGAAATTACTGAAGAAGAAAAAGATGCGATTATAATTGCATCATATGGAACATTTTCTACTGGTATTAATATTCGTAATTTACATAACATAGTTTTTGCATCACCATCAAAGAGTAGAATCAGAACATTACAATCTATTGGTCGTGGTTTAAGAAAGAGTGAACAAAAAGAACAAGCTGTACTTTATGATATTGCTGATGATTTAAGATATAAAAGTAAAAGAAATTATACATTAGGTCATTTTTTAGAAAGACTAAATATATACAACGAAGAAAAATTTAATTACGAATTACAAAGGATAAAAATAAAATAATGGCTAAACCAGACTATGCAACATTACTAGGTCAAATAGCAGTAGAAACAGACCCTGTTGTTAAACAACAATTGACAGATCAATGTTATGTTTTTACAGAACCATTAACAAATGAAGAAAAAGATTTGTTTGGTTATATTAATAGTGATTATTTTGTAGACAATCCAAGTGCAACAGAGTCTTTTATTGATGACGGAGTTTTAAAAGCTAAAAGTTTTGTAGGAGTTTATTTCAAATGACAATTACTAAAAGAAGTGTTAAAGGTTCAGCATTGACTTATGAGGAGATGGATGAAAACATAAGAGATTTAGTTGAAGGTTCAAGTTTAAGTGATGGTAAAGGTGTTTCAAGGGTTGGGGAGAGAAATTTAATAATTAACGGTGGTATGAATATTTGGCAGAGAGCTAGTGCAAATACACAAATAACTCAATCTGGTGGTGCAGGAATAGAAGCTCCTTTTGCATATGATACACAAGACAGATGGGCATTTGGTTTTAATGA